GACACACTGTGAGTATGAGCAGCTACTTCGCTACTTTGACCAAGCGTAGCATCCGCTCCATTAGTAGCAGGAACCATTTGCATAGAAGAAGAAGTACCATCTTCTGCTGCAACGGCTGCCGACTGTGTGCTAGTTACCCATGCGCCTTGCACGTTACCAGTTCCATTAGCGTACTGATTATGTCTGTGAGCATTTTCAGAACTTGTAGTAGCACTAAAGCTATGCGTGTGAGTTACGTTAGTTTGGTCGGCAGTACCACCAGTTTCTTCGAGTGTATTAAATGCTGCGTTACCACTATCTAAACCTACCAGTACACGACCAGCAGCGTATGCTGCCCATGTGCCAAAGCCTAGTAAAGTAGCTGGGTTAGTAGATACAGCAGCGTTACTGTAGATAGAACCCACTGGGTATACAGCAGCCATAGCAGCTTGTACGAAAGCAGTGGTAGATATTTGTGTGCTATCAGTACCAAAACTAGCTGTAGGTGCAGTTGGTGTGCCTGTAAATGCAGCATTGTTTGTATTTGCCTTACTATTTACAGCAGTTTGAATACTGTCAAACTCATCATCAATCTCTGTACCTTTGACAATCTTGTTAGCATTGCCAGTAGCCAGTGCATCTTTAGCTGCAAAGTCTGTGGCTTTAGAATAGTTACTCATTAAATAATCCTACCTTGTTTAGCGTAAACGTCTAGTTTTTGGACGCTTAGTAATGCGCCATCGATTGTTGTTTCAATACCTAGTTGTACTATTGAGCCTGTACCTGCTACTGACGAGTCCAATCTTTCTAATGATATTCCTGATTGATACTCAGCTAGAGTTGCTGCATTAGCTCCGTACTCAGCTACTCCATACTCAGATACACCTGATTGGCTTAAAGTAAATGGAAAGCTGAAATAATTAGTAGTGTAGTCAAAACCACACTTTAAAGTAAATGCTTGGGTTGAACTACCAATAGCTGTAACAGCCGCACGTTTTAATAACTTGTTAATGTTAGGTTGGTCAAAGTCAAAGTGGTTAGTAAAGTAGGACATCAGATAACTATTACCGTTATCGTTATATCCTTCGTATTCTGCAATACCATTGACTTGTGTTACGTACATTGTCTTAGCTGTAACGTCATACACGTAGTCAGTATGGTCTAGGTTATTCCAAGTAGTGCAACGTAAAGAAGCATCTTCTAATGTACCACGAGTATCAAATACAAATATCTCTTTAGCCTCTGGTAAGCTGATTAAGTAAAATGCTGCCTCTGGAAAGTAGCAGGACTTAATTAAACTTGAATTACTTTCTCTGTTTACAATGTCCATAAATGTATCTCGTACATTCTTAGACAAATCATTCATTGGCTGCGACTTCTCTTGGACAGTACGTCCTAGTGAACGTAAACCAATAGCCGATAAGAAGATAATATCATCGCCTGTGTTTTGTATACTGTCACGAGCAATACAACCTACACCAGTTATTACTTCGACTAACTGTAAAGTATTTACATCAAAGCTGGCTTGAAAGCTATCAGCATCAGCAAAGATAATGACATGGTTTTTACAGAATACAATTAGCCTACCGTTATGCTCACCTAAACCAGTAATAATATCTTGGCCTTTAGGTAGTATGCCACTAATGTTTAGTGAGCCAGCACTGCCTGTATTCCACTGTGCGCCATTTAGTAAGTTACTAAAGTAGACTGTAGTCTTGTTATTTATAGTATCAGCAGCCCATAGACGACCAAAGGCAGACATAACAATATCTGCTGCTGGAGCTGTCCCAGTGTAGTCAGCATGTTGGTCTATTGACTTAAATTCGTTTGGTGTAGTTTCGTTAGTGTAGTACAGTGGCTTGTAACCACGTTGGAAGAAGTAAGCTCTGTCATTTAACGTAGCACTAGACCAGTTACCAGCAGCAATAGTATCAGTGGTAGTTGGCGTACGTTCCGTTAATGTAGATAATCCTGTGTAAAACTTAGTAGCACTCCATGATACTAATGTGTTAGTACCAACTACATCTAAAAATGGGTGCATACCTTTTAAGTTAGTGCCAGTACCACCTGAGCTAGTACGATACAGCCAGCCTTTACGTGCGCCTAGTCTACCAAACTCATCAATGATGCAGTTGTTAGCCTC